CGGCTCATCAGTGCGTTGCCGATCTGGAAATCGCTGTTGGACTGCTGGGCCTCGCTCAGGTCCACGTTGTTCGCAGCGCTGATACAGGCCGTAGCCCCACTCTCGTACTCGCTGAGAGCACTGGCCCAGAGCCGCTGATCGTCCGGGTCGGGAATCGGAGCGATGTTCTGAGCAACCGCCAGGTCGTTCGCCAAGCTCTGGCACCCAGACGCCATACCCGGCAGATCGGTACTCGACGCCGCCGTCTGGACGGTCTGCAGGTCGGTCAGAATCGCCGTGATCGACGGCTTCCCGGTGACCTGGAACCACACGGCGATCTGCTGCTGCGTCGTGAGCTGCGGCGGCTGAGTTGTTGTAGTCGTTGGCGTCGGCTTGTGCTTCGGCTTCGGATGATGCGTCTTCGGGTGGTGGTGCTTTGGTTGAGCCGCTCCGGCCACAGTTCCAATCGGAACCGCCAGCCCGGCACTCAGGACGAGTGCACCGATAATGACCTTCTTCATTTCGTTTCCTTTTCGTGGGTCTTAGGGGTACTACATTACACTGCTGTTTACAGAGTATTCAAGTCGGTCTTTACCACTGATCCAGCGGCACCGTCCCAGCCCGAGATGATGAAGCCCACCATCTTCTGGCCTTCGGCCTCGGCCTCAGCAGCGTCGCTCGCCGTAATGGTGATCTCCAAGGTGACGGTCCACGGCGCCTTGGCCTCCCGCCACTCGACCCAGCGGTCCATGTAACCCTTGGTCTGTTCCCAGAGCTGGGGCCCGGCGCCGTCGTGCAGATAGAGCGCCAGGTAGCAGCACAGCCGGAACAGCATCGGCATTTGATAGGCGTCTATCTCCGCTTCGTGCTCCTCGTAGAGCGGCTCGGTGATGTTCAGGTGCATGTCGTGGTCTTCGAAGATGTCGATGACATCGGCCACGCCGGCTCCGTCGAAGCCCCGGGTCGAGCGGTGGATGGCCCGGAGGAACTGGGCCTTCTCCTCGTCGCTCAGGATGGCCTCGACTGAGAGGTAGATGTTCATCACCAACCAAATCCTTTCCGGCGGCCCCCACGGGCCATACGAGCGAGTGAGCGGTACCGCTTAGCGACTTGCTGGGGGGAAGGGGAACGGCCGCCACCGTTCCTCCCCTTCCCACCAGCTCCATGGTTCCCACCACGGTTTTGGGCCTGACCCTTGCGGATCAGGTAATCGATGGCCCCGGCGACGACGGCGGGATCGGTGTCGACCACCGTGCCCTCGCCCTGGCCCTTGACCACGGCGTCGAAGGTCTGACGCTTGGCCTCGATGAGGGCGGCGATCTCGTCGTCCACCGTGTCGTCGGCCGAGAGCTGCCAGGCGAAGACCTGGTCGGCTTCCTGACCGATCCGGTTGCAGCGGTCCTCGGCCTGCTGGAGCCCGCCCGGGGTCCACCCCAGGCCGGTGAAGACGACATCACTGGCCGCAGTGAGGGTGTGGCCCTCCCGGGCGGCCTTGAGCGAGCACACGATCAGCCGGCTTCCGCCGGTCTGGAAGACCTCCTTCTGGGCCTCCACGTCCCGCTGGCTGCCCAAGATGGTGGGGCAGCCGAAGTGATCGGCCAGGGCCCGCTGAACTACCACGTGCTCGGCGAAGATCACCAGCGACTTGTCGGGGTAGCTCTCCAGCCAGTCCTCGACCCACTCGATGGCCGCCTTGACCTTGGCCTCTTCGGCCAGGCGGCGCAGCAGGTTGAGGCGCACCAGGGTCTCGGCCCGCATGGCCTTCTGGGCGGCCTCCACACCGACCTCGTTCAGGATGTAGTTGATGGCGTCGGCCTCGGCGGCCCGGTACGCCTTCAGGGCGCCATTCAGGGCGAGGGGGATGCGGATGCGGCGGGTGTCGTTCAGCCCCAGCACCTGGGAGCGCTCCCGGCGGATCATGCAGGTGGCCCGCAGGCGCTCGTTGAGCTCTATCTCATTCGAGCTGCCGGTGAAGGTGTAGCCGTAGCCGTTGCTCTGGGCCCCGCAGTAGGCGAACCGGAAGCCGTACTCCAGCTGACGGTCGTTGCCCGAACGTCGAGCCGGCGGCACGACATCGCTGAGCTTGTCGAGCACCTTGAGCTGCGGGATCAACTCGATGGGCCGGTTCAGAATGGGTGTGCCCGTCAACAGCGCCACCAGACCACTCGCCGGGATGCCCTTGGCCAGCTTCAGGACGGCCTTGGAGCGCTTGGTCTGGGGCGACTTCACGTAGTGGCTCTCGTCCACCACGAGGGCCTTGGGGTTGAGGTAGAGGAGCAGGTCGTCAACCCAGTCGGCGAGGATGTCGTAGTTGACGATCACCCAGTCGGCGCCGAGGTTGAGGTCGCCCGTGCGGCCCGAGAGCACGGTAACGATGTGGTCAGGGTCCCACTTCTTGATCTCCCGGGCCCAGTTGCCCTTGAGGCTGGCCGGGCAGACCACGATGGCCGGGTAGGCCTGGTCGATGAGCACGGCGCCCAGCGCCTGGATGGTCTTGCCCAGCCCCATCTCGTCGCCCACGAGGGCCCGGCGGTGGTTCAGGATGTAGTCGATCCCCGCCGCCTGGAAGGGGTAGGGCGCCAGTCCTTCGGGGAAGATCCCGGTGAAGTCCCGGTCGCTCGTCTCGGCCCGTGAGGCCGCCTTGGTGGCCTCCTGGTCGGCCTGGTGCTCAGCCGCCGTCACGAGCAACTGAGCGGGGTCCTGAGCGAACCTGAAGCTGTTGGCGGCCAGCCACCGCACGTTGCGCTCGGTCAGCTCCACGTAGGACTGCTGGGAGCCCTTGCACCAGTCGTACCCGTCGAGCTGGCGGTACTCACTGAAGGCCAGCTTGCCCAGGTGCCCCCGCAGCGTCACGAGGAGCCGGTTGTCAGGGGCGGTGGTCACGTCACCGACCGTCGGGGCGGTGGGCGTGCGACTGGCCGCCTGGTCGATGAACTCCTCGGTCTGGGCGTCCACCGGGGTGAACCCGAACTGGCGCACCAACTGCGACACCTCGGGGGTGACCCGGGAGCGGTAGATGTTCCAGCTCCGGTCGCTGTCCTCGAACCGGGCGCCCAGGGCCTTCAGGGCCAGGCGGGTCGGGTCGTCGTACTTGAAGGTGAAGGAGAGCACGTTCTCGCTCAGCGTCACCTTGCGGCTGCTCTTGGCCAGGGCGGCGTACTCGGCCTGGCGGGCCTGATTACGAGCGGCCCAGCGCCACGGGGTGTCGGACTGCTCCATGGCCTCACGCACCACGTCCAGATAGTCGACTACCTGACCGGTCACCTGGCGGGCTTGCCCGTGGTATTTGCGGCCCAAGATGAAGGCGGCGTCGCTCTTGATCTCGGGCGTCCACTCCTCGTAGGGCAGCGCAGCGATGCGCCGGCCAAACTTGGTGTCGGCTCCATCGAAGCCCACGAAGTCCCGGCTGACGGCGCCGTCGCACTGCTCGGCGATACCACGGATCGCCTGGTAAACGATCCGATACTGTTCGTCGGTGGTGAGCGGCACTTCGGGTTCCTTTCTTTCTTCTTGTGCACCACTCTACACGGTTCTGCTACTGGGCACACAGCAGGAAGGGCGATTTGTCACCCTACCTTTATGCTATTATGGCGCCCAAGCGAGAAGGAAAGGCAGAGGGCATCATGAACGTGGATTTTCCTGACGATCCGTTGGCCGCTCTCCAGCAGCACGTTGATTTGATTCGTTGGTGGCAGCGTAACCCCTACGCCCCAATCATCGCCGAGGGCTACAAGTCCCTGCTCAAGGTCAGATCGTCCGCCGGGCGCCCTCTGGCCAATCCGGTCTTCCATTACCTCACCACCTTTCTGGACGAGGCCGACACCTATTTCATGCGGGCCAACATCGTGGACACGTTGTGGGGGAAGGTGGGAGATGAGGAGATGGATGAGGCGCTCACCCCTGATCTGCTCCCCACCCCGCACGGCTACGTCTGGTTGGAGAACCCGATCTACGCCACCGACATCCGGGGCGCCATGTGCTCCATTCGGGTCATCGCCTGGTTCTCGAACCCTGAAGCCGTGGTGGTCACCTACTTCGCTGACAAGCACGACGAGCTGGACGAGATCAATCAGCAGGTCAAGCAGAAGGACCCTGATCTCTACCAGAACGATCCCCGCACCCCGCTCTTCCACATCGACACGGTGCCTTGGGGGTCAACCAAGTACTTCGGGGGCGGCTCGTTTCAGGAGTGGAAGGAAGAGGAAGGCATCGAGCAGCTGGTGGAGGACTACAACCGCCAGCACGCAAATCATACGCCGTTGACCCTCGACAACATGGAGGTCTTCCAGCAGTCGGTGGAGGATGTCAACGTCCTGCACCAGTTCGTCTTCGCCATGTGGGACTTCATGATCGAGCAGATCCCCGCTCCCCAGTCGCCCAACCGGCAGATGAAGCGCCGGCTCATGCGGGAGGGCTCCCGCCATTTGGAGGTGCGGGTGATCGCCCTGCGTAAGCAGCAGGCAGCGTACCGCTCCCCCGAGGAGCGGGAGGCCGGCGAGGTGATCATCTGGACGAAGCGCTGGCGCTCCCGGGAGCACTCCCGCCGGGGCCACTGGCGCCGCAAGTTCGACAAGGCGGGGAACGTGATCGGGCAGACCTGGATCAAGGCCGCCCCCAAGGTGAAGGGCTCGGTCAAAGGTCCCAAGAACATGCCGCTGATCGAGAAGGACACCGTCTACGACGTGAAGCGTTGACAGATGGCCACTCGAAGTGGCCATCTGTTGTTGATAGACGACTATCAGCGGCGGCTCCCGCCCCGCTCCATGAGCGGGTTTGAGTTCAGCACCTCGACCACGTTCTCCTGACCGAACTCCTTGGTGGCCCAGCAGGCCAGGGCCAACGAGTCGATGTAATCGTCGTGCATCTTGGTGTGCTGCTTGGGCGCCCCCACCAACAGGTACTTGCCCTTGTAGGTCTTCTCGACATCGCTGAGCTGCTGGGTGAACCGGCGGTAGCTGAGCAGGCGTCGGGTATTACGACCAGCGGGCCACCGCACCAGGCGGCGCTGCAGGAGCTGAGTCAGATGCTTCCATCGCTCGGACTGCTTGACCAGATCCATCTCCAGCGCCTCGACCTCGATGGAGGGCAGCAGCACCTGCAGGCGTTCAGCCACGGGGCCGCCCATGCCTTGGGCGTCGACACAGACCCGCATCACCCAGTAGTTCGACACGAAATCGGTGAGGGCCCGGTACTGGCTCTCCCAGTTCTCGCCGTGCAGCTCCAGCCAGGCCAGCACCACGTGGCGGAACAACCCGAACTCGTCGGGGTGATCCCAGTCGACCCACATGGCCGTGGCCACGGTGGAGTCGTGCGTCTGGGCCACGTCGATGCCGATCACCACGGGCGTGTCGCTGTAGTACGGCACCATCTCCATCTGCTTGTCGCCCAGCTCCTCCATGAGCTCTTCGGTGACGAACATGCCCCGCTCCAAGAGCCATTTGCAGCAGTTGTGAGAGGCGAGCCCCTCGGCGATGTACGTCTTGGTTGACGTCTTGATCGCCATCACCTCCTGCTTTCCCACGTACTTGAGCCCAACGACACGAGGGTGTTCGAAGTTGGAGTCTCTGTGGTCGTGGCGTCCGATCGATCCCACCCAATCGATGTCGAACTTCTCCAGCAGCCGGTAGGGGCGAATCTCTCCAAGGAAGCGCATGATGTTGGCTCGACCGCAGATGTTGATTCTCCCGACACCACTGGTGGTGTTCTTGAACTCTGACCACCGGTAACCGAGGTCGTCTAGGTACTCACGAACCTTCGCCATCATGACGTTCTCTAGCTGGGAGAATGTGAGTTGAGGACGACGGTTCGCATTCGTACTCAGACAGCCTTCGCCGTCAAATGCTGCAGCCAGATAGCCTCGCTTGTAGGTGCGCTTCTCTTCCCATGGATCCACGATCTTGAAGATGCGGTCATAGCTGGTCAGATCCTTGGTCGTCTTCCAGAGCGTTCGTCGTCCCGCTGTGGAGACCAGCCAACGGTGCTCAGCAGA